CATAAACCCTTTGAACCAGGTGACAAGATACAAGCCGACCACCTAGTGCCAGCCGCCTATGTCACCGATATCAGCCAGCTCGCGCCAGCCCATGCTTACTGCAACCAAGCCCGAGGCAACAAGCCGCTAGGTTAGCCATACCCCCCACCGGTCATCCCCCCAGACCCCCCTTTTTCTGCCAAACTGGTTACACAGGACACCCCGACCTCACTTTCTCGTGCCTATCCGCAGTTCAAACCCCTTGAACTTTGCTAAGGTTGAACTATGCCCAACCCACCGAAGCCAGCCGAGCTAAAGATTTTGCAAGGCAACCCAGGCAAGCGAGGCTTGCGATCGAATGATGCAATCGCGCCTTTGGAGTATGGATACACCGAACCGAGCCGACCGCTTGGCCCTGTTGGTCAGCAATTCTGGGATTCCATCTTTGGCGCTGGGGAGTTATGGATTTCTATCAAGACTGATACCGCTTTGGTGCAGATGCTTTGTGAGGCTTATGACCGACGCGAGAAGTTGCGCGAGATTTGGGATACTAACCCGACTGACCGCCCAACCAATATGAGCTTGTTGGAAACTGAGAAGCAGATTATCTCTGGCTTGTCTTTGCTCGGCTTCAGCCCTGCTGATCGCACTCGCCTCGGGCTTGTGTCGGCTAAGACTAAGACCAAACTCGAGGAACTACTAGCGAAGAAGAATGACCGCGCATAAGGCTTGGCCGCCTAAGTGGCTGACCCCTGTTGCTGATGAGGATGCTGCTCGCGGTGATGGTGACTTAGCTGTTGACTTTGCTGAGTTGTTTGGCTCTATCGGCAAGGATGGTATTGCTGGCTCTCGCGGTCAGACTTTGGTCTTTAGGGATTGGCAGAAGGAACTAACTCGCGCTGTGTATGCTCGCGATGCTAATGGTGACCTGAACTTCAGGACTGTTTTAGTCGGGATGCCGCGCAAGTCTGGCAAGTCCGCTTGGGCTTCTGCCTCTGTAGCAATCTTCAAGCTCTTCGCTGAGGGTGTGAATGGCGCGGAAATCATCATTGCTGCTGCTGAAAAGGAACAGGCTCGCATCATCTTTGAAGAGTGCAAGCGCATGATTGTGGATTCTGAACTGGGCGAACTTTGCAATGTCTACAAGGACTCGGTGTTTGTGCCTAGTTCGGGCAATGTCATGAAGGTTGTTTCCGCTGAGGCTTACTCAAAAGAAGGCTACAACCCGAGCTGTGTCATCATTGACGAACTCCATGCCCATAAGGATAGGGCGCTGTTCGATGTGTTCTCGCTGGCTATGGGTAACCGAGGCAAACTCGGGCAACTGTATTGTGTGACTACCGCTGGAACTCGCACCGATTCAACAGGGCAAGACTCTATCGCATACAGCCTTTATCAGTATGGCAAGCAGGTAGCCTCTGGCGAAGTAGTTGACCCTACCTTCTTCATGGCTTGGTGGGAGGCTGATGAGGATGCAGACCACCGCTTGCCTGAAACTTGGGCGAGCTGCAACCCTGGCTTTGATGATCTGGTTTCGGAGGAGGACTTTGCTTCTGCGGTGCGCCGAACCCCCGAGGCTGAGTTCCGCACTAAGCGACTGAACCAATGGGTGAACAGCAAGATGGCTTGGTTGCCAGCCGGTGCTTGGGATGCGCTTGCTGAGGATTGGGAGATGACCGCTGACACCGAGTATGTCCTCGGCTTCGATGGTTCTTGGTCTGGTGACTCGACTTCGATTGTCGCGGTTGCCCTGCCTACTGAAGAGGGCGAGCCTTACCGAGTCAAGCGAGTTGCCTCTTGGGAGAAGAACTTTGCCATTGATGATGACTCTTGGCGAGTTAGCAAGGATGAGGTAACAGCCTTCCTAATGCAGTTTCACACCGAGTTCCCTCGGATGCGCGAGATGGCCTGTGACCCTTCCTATTGGTTTGATGAGTTGCTTCTCTGGCAAGAATCGGGTGTGCCTGTGGTTATGTATCGCAACTCACCTGAGCGAACTGTGCCAGCGACCTCGAAGCTGATGGATGGCATTATGACTGGCAAGTTAGTTCATGATGGTGATCCTGCCTTGTCGCGCCATATCGACAACTGCATCTTGAAGATTGACCCTCGCGGTGGTCGAATTACTAAGGATTACAAGCAGCCAAAGCTCAAGGTTGACAATGCTATTGCTTTGATGATGGCTTATGATAGGGCTTCGGCTAGAATGGAAGAGGAGATTGTTCCGCAGTTTTTCTTTTAGGCAGGTATGATGGCTAACTTCTTTGATAGATTCAAGCGCGAAGATCGCGCCCTCTCCTTCCAGACTGTCTGGGGAATGGGCGGCGATGTTGTCATGGGCAACCAGTCCAACACCCGAGTGGATGCCAAGACAGCCTTCTCGCTGATTCCAGTCTTTAGCGCAATCAGCCTAATCTCGGACACTATTTCGACTCTGCCGGTTGATGCCTTCCAGCGCATTGATGGCAACCGCAAACCATACCGCCCTCGCCCTAGCTGGGTAGACCAGCCAGATGTTGACCAGACTCGCTCAGGTCACTATGGCTCGGTGTTGGTTTCCATGCTTATCTGGGGCAATGCTTATGTCCGCATCTTCCGCAACAGCAAGGGTGAGGTTGTCAACCTTGTAGTGCTTGACCCTCAGAAGATGGAAGTCACTCGCTCGGCTATTGGCAGCAAGCTCTTTCACTATGAGGGCGAAGCAACCGCACTAACTACCGAGGACATTGTTCACCTAACTGACCTACTTGAGCCGGGCGCAATCAAGGGCATTAGCCGAGTAGAGCGCTTGCGCGAGGCGCTAGGTCTAGGCATTGCCCTGCAAGACTTCGCGGCTACCTTCTTTGGACAGGGTGTAACTGGTTCGCTCGTTGCTGAAGTGCCTGGCAACCTAACCCCTGATCAGGCTCGCCAGTTGTCAGACTCGATGTCTAACCGCCATGGTGGTTGGCGCAAGTCTGGCCGAGTGCCAGTGCTTACTGGTGGCGCAACCATCAAGGACATCTCTATCCAGAATGATCAGAGCCAGTTCATTGAGTCGCGCCGATTCTTTGTCGAAGAGGTTGCTCGCCTATTCAATATCCCTCTGAGCATGATGGATGTGCCAGGTTCAACCAGTTATGCATCTGTTGAGCAAAATGCGATTCAGTTTGTAACTCACACCCTGCGCCCTTTTATTGAAAAGATTGAATGGTCTTATTCGCGCCTACTGCCTGAGCAAGCCTTCTTGAAGTTCAATGTCGATGGTTTGCTTCGCGGTGACTTCAACAGCCGAATCTCTGCCTACTCAACCAGCCTTCAGTCTGGCTTCATGAGTATCAATGATGTGCGCCGCATCGAGGACATGACTCCTGTCGAGGGTGGCGATGTCTACCGAGTCCCACTAGCCAATGTCAACCTTTCAGCTGCTAACTTACCAGAGCAAGAGGGCAAGATTTCAATGGCTCAGAAGTTGATTGCTGTTGGCTTCGATCCTGCTGCGGTTCTAGCCTCACTTGGCTTGCCAGCAGTTGCCCATACAGGTGTGCCTTCAACTCAGTTGCAGGGAGTCAACACCATTGACCCTGAGAATCCTGCTTCAGTTTATGGGGTCTAATGAGTATCACTTCTGGACAACTATCGGTCGGAACTACTGCTATCGAGATATCGGGTCATTCGGTAAGTCATATTAAGACAACTGTTCGCAATCATGAGCATGGTGCGGGTAAGAAGATATGGGTTGGTAATTCAACTGTCACTCCTCTAACAGGGATGCTTCTTGGAGATCAAGCTATTACCTTTTTACTAAACCCGATGGAACACCTCCATGCTGTAACAGATTCTGGAACTGTTTTACTTGGCTTTGTTAGGCAGGGTTAATGCCTTATTCAATCACTGATAAGAATCCTGATTGCTTAGGCTGGGCTGTTGTTGACCCGGCAAACAAGGTCTTTGGTTGTCACACTACTAAGGCTTCGGCAATCAAACAGGCTGTCGCTATCTCTCTAGCAACAGATGAGCCTTTTGTTGGTGAGCGCAAGGCTGATGGTAATCCAATCATCATCTGCGATATTGATGGCACTCTCTTGGCTTCAGGTGACCGCCTTATTCAAAAGACTTGGGATTATGTCCAGTCGTTAGAGGGTGCGCTTTTCATTGTTACAGGCAGACCTGAGTCAGAGCGCGATAAGACCGCTAGTGACCTACACAGCGCCGGTGTGACCTATTCCAGACTTGTGATGAATCCTGGCTCATCTGCCGATTCGGTAGAATATAAGAAAGCAACTGCTGAAGCATTATTGAAATCTTATGATGTAGTGGCAGCTGTGGAGAACAATCCCGATGCGCTCGCCGCGTATCGCTCACTCGGCATCAAAGCGGTTAACCCTGCTACCTTGCCAGAAGGAAAGAGAATGGCTGAAAACCGCGCAACTCCAGATGAACTAGCAACTGGTGACTTTGTTGCTTGGCTTGTAGAAACCGAGTCTTATGCAGGGCAGGTTGTGTCAGTAGATGGCGCAACTACCATTGTCCGCATCTGGGATGAAGATGATGAGTGCGACTGCTGCGAGGACTGCTGGGAACAGGGCGATCTGAATGTCTTGGTTGCTACTGAGGCAATCCAGCCAATCGAGCCTCTAATGGTTTGTGACTGTGAAGCAATGGCTATGCCCCTTCAGGGTTCGACTGTGATCCCAACTCGCGACAAGTGGATTCGCGCAGCTTGGAAAATCAAGGCAAAACTCGAAGGCCATGAAGAGCGCGCACTAGGTAAGGGCGAGATTCGCACCAACCATATCGAACTTCGCGCAGAAGGCGATGGTCGCACCTTCACCGGCTATGCTGCTGTTTTCAATGAGCCAAGCCTCCCACTACCATTCACCGAGATTGTTCAGCCTGGTGCTTTCAAGCGCTCGCTTCAGTCGCGCAACCGCATGATGCTGCTCTGGAATCATGACACCTCAAACCCTCTAGCCTCAACTCGCAATGGTTCGCTTCAGATGGTTGAAGATGCTCGCGGTCTAAAGGTCACAGCAACCTTGCCGGACACTACCCTCGGCCGCGATATCGCTGAGTTGGTTCGCACAGGTGTTGTCGATGCCATGAGCTTTGGCTTCTCAGTCAAGCGCGATTCTTGGTCACAGGATGGAAATACTCGCTACCTTGAGGATGTCAGCCTTTATGAAGTCAGCCTTGTTTCGACCCCTGCTTATGAGCAGACCTCTGGCACAGTATCAGTTCGATCAACCGATGGCTTGTCAGCAGATGCCCTAGCCGTTGCGCTTCAGAAGTTGGAAGAGGGCGAAGAATTGGATGCCAGCCAGAGCGAAATGATGAAGGATGTCATCGAGCGTCTATCTGGTAAGGTTGAAGAACCAGAGGGTGATGTCACTGCCCTTTACAAAAAGAAGCTAGTTCTAGCAGAGATGGGCAACTAATGGCTACCAAAGAAGATATTGCAATCGCTATTGCTGTTGTCAAGGAGATTTCGGGTAACCCAGACTCAGGCGCAATCAAAGAACTAATCGACCTACTAGACTCCAGCACCGCGCCCAAAGAAGTGCGCATCATTGGTGCTGCTGAGAAGCGCTAACCTTATCTAGCGCATCGCCCCCCGAGAGTTATTCCCTTTCGCTCGGGGGGTTCTCTCATGCCCTGAAGCGACTATGTAGCAACCTTGTAGAATAGTTACAGGTTCAGAGTTTGCTCGGCCTCTAGTCTGTTCAGCGTCAGCGCGGCGGAATCCCTATTCAAACAAACAAAGGAATGACTAATGTCAGAGTTCATCAAGAACCAGGCAGAAGTTCGCTCAAACCTTATCGCACAGATGCGCGAAGTTATTGACTTCGCCGATGCCGAGAAGCGCGGACTAACTGCCGAAGAAACCCAGAAGATTGACCGCCTAGAGGCAGACATCGCACAGCGCGATGCATCAATCGCAACCGCACAGCGAGTCGAAGAGCGCGCAGCTCAGGCTTCAGAGGCTGCTGCTTCATTCGCACCTGCAACCGCTTCAGTATCAGGCGATGCAGACTTGCTTCGCGCAATTGCTCGCGGTGAAGTTCGCGGTCACGAGTTCGCTCGCGAATCTCGCGCGGCTCTTGTTCCATCAGCAAACACTGTTGGCGCATCTTTCTACAACCGAGTTTTTGAAATCGCTCAGTTGGTTGGCCCACTGCTAACCACCTCAGAGATCTTCTCAACCACCTCGGGCGAGAACCTTGTTATCCCAACCGTAACCGCAACCTCAACTTCAGGTTCAGTTGCCGCTGGTTCAGCAATCTCAGAGAGCAACCCAACCTTCTCGTCAATCACCCTTGGCGCTGAGAAGTATGGTGCGCTTGTATCACTTGCTTCAGAGCTTGTTGCAGATGCCGGCTTCGACATCACCGCATACATCGCTCAGGAACTAGGTAAGTCAATCGGTCTACAGACCAACTCAGTTCTAACCACCAAGTTGGTTGGCGCTGCTGGTTCTGCTGTTACCGGAGGAACTGGTGTATCAGGTGCTGCTTCATATGAGAACATCATTGACCTTGTTTATTCGGTAGATGGCTCTGCTCGTCAGCTTCCTTCAGCCGGATTCCACATGGCAACCACCGCAATCGCTTCAGCTCGCAAGCTAAAGGATGGCGCAGGTAACTATATCTGGACCAACTCAGCAGTTCCTGGTCAGCCAGCAACCCTCCTAGGCTTCAATGTCTTCGAGAACCCTGCAATGGCTGCTGTAGCAACTGGCGCTAAGTCAATTGTTTTCGGTGACCTAGCATCATTCAAGGTTCGCATCGCTGGCGGAGTTCGTGTTGACCAGTCGGTTGACTACGCCTTCAACAACGATGTTGTGACCTACCGCGGTCTAACTCGCCTAGATGGTGGATTGGTTCACGCCAGCCACATTAAGTTCTTCAAGGGCGGCGCAAGCTAAGCCTTGAAGTAATAACTGGAAGCCCCTCGGTGTGCGTAGGCATCGGGGGGTTTCCTCTTACCCTGATACTTTGCTAGAGTGTTATCAAAGAAAGGGAATCTAATGGATAAAGACAATTCTGAAACTATTGAGTTTATGACTATGGGCTATCTTGCCGTTGACTCTGCCCAGTTATCTATCTCTGATCCTTGCTATTGGGATGATAAGCGCCTAAATTATGACAAGGTGATTGAAGCTGCTGAGGCTATGGATTCTAGCGAGGAGATTTGCTACACTCTTGGCGATTTACCTCAAGCTAATGCAAGCATGGCCCTTGTCTTTCCAACTATAGACGGCGATGGTATTTATGAAGTTTCATCTGTCTGGAATGGTGACCGATTGCTTGGCTACTTTGTTTCAGTAGAGAGCGAGAGATTAAATGGCTAAGCCTAAAATCGAAGGTCTTATCTCTGTATGGTCTAACTCACCTGATCAACCAACAGGCTACGGTCAGCAAGCTGGCTACCTAGTTGACCGCTTGAAGCGCGATGGCGCAAAGGTAGCAGCCTTGTCTAACTATGGGCTTGAGGGCAACCTAAGCACCTATCAGACTAAGTTCGGTAGCATCCCTCATTATCCGCGAGGCTCTGAAGCCTACTCGAATGATGTCGGCCCTATGCATCATGCTCACTTCAATGCACAGCACCCTAACTTGCCAGCCGCTCTTATCGGCTTGTATGACTGCTGGGTAATTCAGGGCAAGCAGTGGGAGAAGGTCAATATGGGTTGGTGGACTCCGATTGACCACCTCACCATGCCTCCGAAGGTTGAAACCTTTTTGCGCCAGAGCCATGTCACCCCAATTGCTATGGCCCCAAATGGTGTGCGCCAGATGGAAGCCAAGGGGATTGAGTGCGAGTATGTGCCGCATGGTATTGATACCAAGATTTTCAAGCCGACAGCAACCATTGAGGGGCAACCTGCTCGCGACTATATGGGGCTGAAGGATGAGTTTGTGGTTGGCATGGTTTCAGCTAATAAGGCTTCAGGGCTGATTCACCGCAAGGCTTTCAGCGAGAATCTACTGGCTTTCAGCATCTTCCGCCAGAAGCACCCTGATGCTGTCTTGTATATGCACACTGATCCGCTTGGAACTCAGGGCGGTTGGCAGTTGCTTCCTATGCTTGCTGCCTATGGGATTCCTAAAGAGGCTGTGATGTTTCCGCCTTTTGTGGATTACCGCTATGGCATGAGCCAGCAAACTCTGGCTGGGCTTTACAGTGCAATGGATGTCTTGCTTGCTACCTCTTATGGAGAAGGCTTTGGGATTCCCTGTATAGAGTCCTTATCCTGTGGCACGAGGGTAATCGGCTCTAGCTGGGGCGCAACCCCTGACCTTCTATCTGAGGACTCTTGGATGGTTGAGGGGCAACCGCTTTGGGATGCTGGGCAAAATGCTTTGTGGCAGATGCCTCTAGTTCCTTCGATTGTCAATGCACTTGAGGAGGCTTACCAAGCCGAGCGCGGAACTAGCCAGGTTGCTATTGATTTCGCTAAACAGTTCGATGTCGAAACTGTCTGGCAGAAGCACTGGCTTCCGGTCATTGGTCGCTTGCTAGAGAAGTCGAATAAATGAAAATGACTTTTATGAATATCTTTAAACTAGTTTTGGTTTTCTCTTGATTCCGGTTCTTGGTTTCTGCACTCTGAAGAGGTTTGATCTTGCTGATAGGTTGCTGCGCTCTATTGATTATCCTGTTGAGCATCTGGTTATCATTGACAACTCGGGGCTAGGCTCAACCGGCTACACACCTAAGAAGCCCGATTCTGTTAAACACCTGTGGGTTCTCAGGATGCCTTTTGGGCTGGGTTTGGTTGGTGCTTGGAATCTGATTATCAAAGCAACCCCTTATGCCCCCTATTGGCTTCTGGTGAATGATGATGCCTATTTTGAGGCTGGGGCTTTGGAGAAGATTGCTAGCGAGGTGGATACTCAGGCTCTGAACTTCTTGCAAATTAACACAGCCTGGTCTGCTGTTGTTTTTGGTGAGGGCATGGTTGACAAGGTTGGGCTTTATGACGAGCGCTTCTATCCGCTCTACTTTGATGATAATGACCTTGAGCGCCGAGTGCGCCATCATGGTGTGCCTATCAAGACCATTGATGCGGTTGTTCACCATGACAACAGTTCGACTCTAAACAGCGGTTATCAAGAAGTAAATCATCGCAGTTATAGTGCAAATCAGAATCTACTTACTCACAAAGAGCATGAAGGAGATTTCACTCAGGGCGAGTGGACTCTAAAAACTAGGAGGCATAACCGATGGGATTAACTGTTTATACTGGTGGATCCTTCGATCTCTTCCATTCTGGCCATGTTGCTTTTCTAAAGCGGTGCAAGGAACTAGCAGGTAAAAATGGCACAGTAATTGTTAGCCTAAATAGCGATGAGTTTATTCTCGCCTATAAAGGCAAGGGCTTAGTGATGAATTATCAAGAGCGCAAGGCAGTTTTGGAATCTTGCCGATATGTCGATTATGTCATTATGAACTTTGATGGGGCAGATAGCACAACTGCTATTGAAACAACTGGCCCTGATCTGATTGTGATTGGTTCGGACTGGGCTAGGCGCGACTATTACAAACAGATGAACTTTACTCAAGACTGGCTGGATGAGCGAGGCATTGGTCTTGTTTACCTGCCTTATACCGCTGGCATCAGCTCGACTGAGATAAAGGCAAGACTAGCCAAGCGATAGAATAGAAGCATGGCGATTACAAATGGTTACACCACTCTTGCAGAGGTAAAGGCTGCCCTGCGCATCACTGACACCATTGATGACTCACTGCTTGAGATGGCTATTGAATCTGCCAGCCGACTTCTAGACTCATATACCGCGCGCTCTTTCTACACTCAAGGCTCGGCAACCGCTCGCTACTTCGCAGCAGACAATGATTTTGTTTGCCAGATTGATGATGCAACTAGCATCACCCAGGTAGCAACCGACTTCTCAGCAGATGGCAGTTATGACACTGTTTGGGCAAGCACCGATTTCGAGTTGCTTCCGCTCAATGGGCGCATTGATGGTTTGGCTGTTCCTTACAATGGCCTCCGCGCAATCCAGGATTACACCTTCCCTTATCTCAATGGCGAGGGGCTAGTTAAGGTAACTGGTGTTTGGGGCTGGGCTGCTATCCCTATCGCTATCAAACAGGCTTGTATCATTCAGGCAAGCCGCATCTTCAAGCGCCTAGATTCACCGCTCGGTGTGCTTTCATCACCAGACCTAGGCTTTATGCGAGTCGGCTCAAAGCTTGATCCAGATGTCGCACAGTTGGTTGACCCTTACAAGATTGTGAAGTTTGCTTAATGGCTTCGATTGCATCGCTTCGCACAGGGATTGCCACTAACCTTGGCACTATCTCGGGGCTTCGCACCTCTGCAACTGGCTTCATCCCAGACAATGTTAATCCGCCTTATGCCATTGTTGCCCCAAGCACTGTGGACTATCACAAGAGCTTCAGCTCGGGCGGTCTAAATACTTACAACTTCACAGTCACTGTGGTTGTTGGGCGCGTATCTGAGCGCACTTCGCAAGCAAGCCTAGATGCTTACTGTTCCCCAACAGGGTCGGCATCTATCAAGGTTGCGGTAGAATCAGATAGGACACTAGGCGGAAATGCTTATGACTGTGTAGTGACCGGCATGAGAAACTATGGATCAATTACCATAGCGGAAAATACCTACTTGGCAGCCGAGTTTGACTTGGTTGTTCAGGCTAACTAACTAGGAGAAATACAATGGCAAAGTTTGTTGCTACTGATTACAAGGTGACTGTCAATGGCACTAACCTTTCGTCATCGCTAACCTCTGTTGACCTATCGCTATCAAGCGATGAGGTTGACACCACCACCTTCGGCGGAGAGTGGCGCACCGTCACTGGCGGTCTGAAGTCTGGTTCAATCACCCTAAACTTCAACCAGGACTTCGGTGCATCATCTGTTGATGCAACCCTATTCCCACTGTTCAACACTGCTGCAACTGTGGTCATCACCCCGACCTCTGCAACTGTGTCTGCAACTAACCCAAGCTACACCGCTGTGGCACTGTGTAACTCATACCAGCCATTCGCATCTTCAGTTGGTGACCTAGCAACCCTTTCGGTTACTTGGCCAACTTCTGGCACTGTAACTCGCGCAACTGCCTAATCAGGGCTAGACTCTAACTCATGAAGATTAACCTGCGCATTGAGTTTGTGTCTGGTGAGTCGCAGGAAGTTTCTGCGACCGCCCCTGATCTTGTTGCTTTCGAGGACAAGTTCAACTTGAGTGTTACAAAGCTTGAGTCTGAAATGAAGTTCACTCACCTAGTCTGGCTTGCCTGGACTTCTCTGAGCCGACAGAAACTAACCAGCAAAGAGTTCGATGCTTGGTTGGCGGATGTCGCTTCGGTAGGGCCTGAGTCTGCCCCAAAATAGTCGGGCTTGGCGATAAATCCGCTCATTGGTATATCGCCAGCCTTGCTTGTGAAACAGGCATTGCCCCTCATTTGCTGATGCAGGAGAGTGAGCGGATGCTGTGGACTATGGGCAGATACTTGGTTAGCCGTAACTTGCCCAAAGGCTAAAAGAAAACCCCCTGATTATCTCGGGGGGTTTTCTCATGCCTAGATTGTTTGGAGGCCTGTAAGCCTGAAGTCTGTGCCTTGCAGGATTGCACCGGCGGCTAGGTCTAGCATCCGCTGAATCTGCTCGGGTGTGTGGCTTGAGTTGGCGAGGATGTCATTGAACTCTTTGCCATTGGTAATCTGCCCATAGGCGAGCCGAAGAACTAGCATCTGCCAGTATGGGTTGCTGTGAGGGATTGTCTGTGCAGTGATCTGCTCAACTGCCTCGCTGGCGAATGAGATGGTCATATCGATATCGCCGAATAGGTAGCGCTCTGAATCCATTGCTTCATTGGCAATCTCGAAGTTGTCACCCTCGCTGTCTAGGAAGTTCCAGTAAGCCCACCCGCGCGAATAGTATGAGGTGGTTTCCAGTTCGCCATCTGTGTATTGGATTAGCTGGGCAACCACTAGACCATGCGAGTCTAGGAATGGACTAACCGGCTGGTAGAGAGTGAAGTCATCGCCGCTTCTGTGAATGGCTGGCTTGTCGAGAATGTCGGTTGTGTAGATGGTGGTCATTTGGTTCTCCCTTTGTTTTCAGTGTGTGTTGCTGATGTGTCTAATGTAGCACAAGTTACACAGCAAGCAAGCAAATAAATAAAGATTTCTTCGGGCGGTAGAATAGAAGCATGGCTAAAGCACCCTTCCAATTCCAGATCGCGAAGTTTGACCGCGCACCTGAAATGATTGATGGGCTTTCAGTTCTAGATATTCGTGCGCTTCAGAAGCGCTTAAAAGAGATTGAGCCAACTCTGCGCACTCAGCTTGTGCGCGATGCTAAAGCAGTTGCTGTTGAGCCTATCAAGCTGATCAAGACAGCAATCGGTTCAGTGACACCTAATAGCGGTTTGCTTCGACCTGGTGCGCGCCTAAATTGGAATAATGCCATCGATGCTAAGGGTCGCTCTCACCCTGCCCTTGATGTTAAGGCGCAATTCCGCACCTCACAATCAGGTCGCTCAAATGTCACCAGCCTTGTGCGAGTAAAGGTTGGCAACCCAGCGGTTAGCCTTGCAGATATGGGTGGGCGCTCAGGTCGCTACCGCAATGCTGGTTACAAGGGTTCTGGCTACACTCGGACTTATGCCTACAAAGGCGGCACTCGTAATCACAAGGTCAATGGGCAGTTCCGAGGTATCGAAGAAAAGATTGGTAACTCACCATCTCGCTTTATCTGGCCAGCGGCAGAGCGATCTATTCCTGCTGCGCGAGAAGCGATTGAAAAGATTTTGCGCGATGCTTATGCTCGCATTAACTCGAAGGGCATTTAATGGCTGGTTCAATTCTTATACCCCTAAAAACAGTCTTTGATAACAAGGGCCTGAAGCAAGCGCAGTCTGAGTTCAGCAAGATTGGTGGCTCACTCAAGGGCATCCTAGGCGCGGCTGGTATTGGGCTTGGTTTGGCTTCTATTACTACCGCCCTAAAGGATTCAACTAAAGCAGCAGTTGAAGATGTCAAATCTCAGGCACTTCTAGCCCAGCAACTTCGCAACACAGTTGGCGCTAATGAAGGCCAGATTGCATCTGTTGAAAAGAGCATTTCAACAATGATGATGCAAGCCTCGGTTGCTGATGATGTCATCCGCCCAGCCTTTGCTGCTCTTGTTCGCGCTACTGGCGATGTGGGCCAGGCAACTAAACTAACTAGCCTGGCACTCGATGTCGCGGCTGGAACTGGCAAAGACCTTGGCACTGTATCTCTTGCTCTTGGCAAGGCGGTCAATGGTTCAACTACTAGCCTTCTAAAGCTTGTTCCTAGTATCAAGGGTGCATCTGACCCTATGGGTGAACTGGCTAAACAGTTCAATGGCGCTGCTGCTGCTGCTTCTAATAGCGATCCTATTCAAGCAATCACTATCATCATGGGTGAGTTGCAAGAGCAGATTGGCAAGTATCTTCTTCCTGCGCTAAAAGACCTGGCGACTTATCTCAAGTCGAGTGAGTTTGCTGGTGCAGTTGACTCAGCCTTTATTGGCTTTGACAAGATTTTTGGTGCTGTTGATTCCCTAATTTCCCGCATCCCAGTTTTGGGTGATGCTATGAATGGTCTTGGCGCACAGTTGGCCAATGGTGAGTGGACTAAGTTCATTCCAATTGTCGGCTCATGGATTGAGTTGCTAAACAATAGCAACCCTAAGCGCAGTGCAAATGCACAATCTTCTCGCATGACTGGTCAGGCTTTGGCTTATCAGGCTTCTCTCAAACTTAGTCCTAGTAAAAGCCCAGTTGTTGCGACTGCAACTAGCACTAAGGGGCTATCAGCGGCACAGAAAAAGGCTGAGGCTGATGCTAAAGCAGCGGCTGATAAAGCTGCTAAAGCTAGACAAGCAATCATTGATGCTTTTAAAAAAGCAGCAGATGAAGCTAAGAAGGCTTTTGATGATTTGAAATCTAGCATTGATGATTTCAACAAGAGCTTCGATGCAACCGCTCAGGGCTTCAATGCAGTATTCAAACTAACCCCAATTCTCGGTGCTTTTGAACAACAGGCTGTTGATGCCTTTGACACCATCAAGCAATCTGCGCAGGATGCTTTTGATAGCAAACTAATCACTAAGGATGCGCTTGCTTCTCTAACTGCTTATGCTGACCGCGAGAAGGCTTTGCTTCAGAGCATTGCTAAACAGCGCGATGTCTTGGCGAAGAAGATCAGCATTGCTCAGGCGATTACCTCTGGAGTTATGGGGTCGCTCAATATCACCTCGCTACTTCAGAGCGAAACTCGCACTGTTACTCAGTCAGTTACCAAGATGGTGGATGGCATCGCCCTTACTACCACCAAGACCTTTGATGAGGTTATCTCTGGCGGTCTAGCAGACAGCTTCAAGAAGCTGGTTGACAAGACTAAGACCTTTGCAAGCAACCTAACTAAGCTGAAAGCCCTCGGTCTAAATGGCACTCTGTTCAAGCAGATTGTGGATGCCGGTGCTGAGGCTGGCAATGCTACCGCCGAGAGCATCATCTCGGGTGGCGCTTCGGCTGTTACCGAACTCAATGGCCTATTCACTGACCTGGCAACTACTGGTGAGGATATTGCTAAGACTTCGACTGATGTCTTTTATGGCATCGGTGAAGATGTCACTAATGGCTTCATTGAGGGTTTGCGCTCGCAAGACCAGATGCTCATTGATACTGCTACCGCGATGGCTGCGCTATTCACTGTCGAGTTTAAGAAGCAACTCGACCTTGCTATTGCCCCAACTCTTAGTGCGATGCAGACTACTGGTGTGCAAGCGCAATCAGCTGTTGACCTTTCTAGCCGCCCAGACCCTGCTAGATCGCCTCAGCGCTATGCTGCTTGGCTAGCAAGTATTGGTGGCATTGACCCTACTCGCTCACCTCAGTCTTATGCGGCAGCACAGACAGCGGTTGGATCAACCTACAATGTCACTATCAATGCGGGTGCGATTGCTAACAAGCAGGAACTACCGCAGATTATTGTTGATGCGCTAGGCACTTACACTAAACAGTCTGGTGCTGGTGGCTTGACTCGAGTGCTAGGACTCTAATGACTACTGAACTTGTAGAACTAGGCTTTGACCTCCCAGCCTCAGTTGGCCCTTTCTTCAAACTAGATGACCCTGTAAAAGGCAAGCTAGATAATACTTCTTATCTGTTATCAGGTGTTATCTTCTTCAATGTCACTGACAGGGTTCGCAACTTCTCTATCCGCCGAGGTAAATCGCGCCAGTTGGATAACTACCAGGCTGGAGTTTGCTCTGTTACCCTAAGCAACAATGACCGCGCTTTTGACCCAACCTATACAGCATCGCCTTTCTATGGGCAGGTTATCCCTAAGCGAGAGCTGCGCATCACCTCGAATGGTATCCGACAAGCAACCATGCTCATTGATGACTGGAACTTGGATTATGCCCCACAAGGCGATAGCACTGCTCAGGCGGCTGGTTCAGATGGTTTCGCTAAACTAGCCAACCAGACTCTTACAGGTGGCACAGCAACCCCTCAGTTGCCTGGTGCGCGCATCACAAGCATCCTTGACTCTTCGGATGTCTACTGGCCTACCGATCAGCGAAGCATTGATGCTGGAACAGTCTTGCTTGGTGCGGATGTCAAGCCGAATGATGGCAATGTCTTGACCTATTTGCAGACCATCGAAACAACAGAGTCAGGTCGCTTGTTCATTGATAAGTCTGGCAACCTAGTTTTCGATGATGCAACTGGTTCGCTGCCAATCGGTTCGACCGCTGTCAACTTGGCTGATGATGGAACTGGCATCCGATACACAGGGATGCAAGTTGTTTATGGTTCAGAGCTTCTTTACAACCAGACTGTTATTGGCTCAGTTATCACTGCTGCTGGAACTGCAATTGCTAATGATGTCAACAGCCAAAACCTGTATGGTATCCAGACTTACACTCGCACTGACCTCCTTATGGCTAACAGCGCGGATGTCGATGCTCTAGCAGTTCACCTTGCTAGACAGTATGCAAACCCTGAGTTCCGCTTTGAAGCGGTCACAGTCAACCTTGATGAAATCAGCGAGGCTGAAGCGACCCAGGTTCTCGGGCTTGAGATTGGTGGCTTGTGCCGAATCAAGTTCACCCCGAATGGGATTACCCCAGCCATCCAGAAGTATGCGGAAGTTATTGCTATTTCTCACAGCGCAGATGTGCGCAGACACCAAGTAACCCTCGGGTTCTCTACCCTTGACTATGTGCCACTTATCTTGGATGACATAGCCTTTGGTAGACTAGACACAGCAACCCTGAAATAGGAGAAGTAAATGGCCGGACTCGGTAGAAAAGTTTTTGCAGCAGGTGATGTCCTAGCAGCTGCTGATGTTGATGGTTACCTAATGGATCAGACTGTTATGACCTTTGCTGGCACTGCTGCTAGAAGTTCAGCAATTGGCACTGCCTCTGAGGGTATGTATACCTATCTAAGCGATTCAAATGATACCCAGTTTTACAATGGTTCAGCTTGGGAGTCACAGTTTGGCAAGGGTCGCAACGCGATTATCAATGGTGGGTTTGACTTCTGGCAGCGCGGCACATCATTTAACGGTGCTGGCTTGCTCTATTCAGCAGACCGTTGGACTTATTGGCGCGACGCTTATGCTTCGGGCATTACGGCTAGTCGTCAACTGTCAGGTGACACCGCTAATCTGCCGAACGCAAAGTATTGCCTACGAATCGCCCGCGATTCAGGTAACAGCAACACCGGCTTGATATACACCAATCAGCCAATTACCAATGACGATTCACTACCACTAATCGGCAAGACCATTACACTATCGGCTTGGATTCGTAAGGGTGCGAACTTTTCCGGCTCTACTGTATCCATGCTCGTTCGTTCTGGAACTGGGACAGACCAGCCAGTTAACAACATGACCGGCGCGACAACTGTCGCAACTACCCCGGCCGCAGTTACTACTACTTGGCAAAGATTTACGGTTACTGGAACCGTCGGTGCTTCGGCAACTCAACTCGGAGTCGAGTTCAATTACACACCTACCGGAACTGCTGGCGCTGCCGACTATTTTGAAGTAGCAAATGTTCAACTTGAGGCTGGTTCGGTTGCTACCCCGTTCTCTCGCGCTGGTGGAACTTTACAGGGTGAACTAGCAGCCTGTCAGCGATACTTTTACCGCAAGGCTAATGGTGGAACTTATATGTTCTTTGGAAATGGTCGAGCAAACAATACAACTACTGTTGAAGCCGAATTTAAAATGCCTGTCACTATGAGAGTAACTCCAACATCTCTCGAATATGGTGGCACTCTTGCCTCCTATGACGGAATAACAATTAGCAATATCAGTTCCATGGCTTTTAATACAAATCAACTTACAGCCGATAGTTGTGTCTTAGTTATGGCAGGAACTGGCTTCACTCAATTTAGACCTTATACCCTTATCAGCAATAACTCGACAACATCTTATGTCGGCATTAATGCGGAACTTTAGGAGATAAAAAGTGAACTTTGAAGAAATTGAAATCGAAACCCTAGACGGTATCCAAAAGCACATCATCCTCGACTTGGGTGATGGTGCTTTCAAGTCTTTCCCTGCCGATGAAACCAACCCTGAGTATGTTGCTTGGCTAGAGTCACAGACCCCAGCCAAAAAATAACCCTTCAAGGCCTACGCAACCTGAACCCGAAAGATGCCAATGCCTGAAGAACAAGTGCCAGTCTGGGCGCAAGAACTCATCCGAGAAGTAACCATCCTCAATGAGCGGTTGCCAAACCACATCACCTGGACTGAGCGCAATGTCCTCGATCATGAGAAGCGCATTCGCACTCTTGAGCAGTTCCGCTGGATGATTCTCGGAGTAGTAGCAATTTCAGGTTTGCTCGGTGGCATTGTTACCAAACTGCTAGGCATCTAAATGCTGGCGCGATTCATCCTCGCACTCGCCCTAGCCTTCGGTGGTGTTTTCTTAGCCGCCCCTGCACAAGCTGATGAGGTGGCAAGGGTTTGGGAGAACAGCGACATCGGTGTTTATCTCCCAGAGGGTGTGACCTTCACTGCTGTTTCTGGCTGGTATGGTTCACCAGATGACCCTAACTGTGGGGTTGATGTCACAGGCTACCTAACAAGCATTGCGGTCGGGCAAAACAGTTTCCAGGTCAATGCGAACAACTCTGTGTTTGGTGACCCTTGCGGTGGTGTTTACAAGGTTCTTATCATTTCTGGCATTGATGCGAACTGGCAACAGCCAATCACCGAACCGACACCCGAGCCGACAGCTGAACCGACTAGCGAGCCAACACCTGAACCAACAGCCACACCAGAGCCGACACAACCACCAGCGGTGATAGAACCAACCCCACAGCCATCGCCTGAAGTAACACCAGAGCCACAACCCTCATCGCCATCCTCTCAAGATGCTGTTGACCCTATTGTGCCAGTTGCACCCCCAGTTGTCGAACCTATTGTGACACCGCCAGTTATCGAGCCAGCGCCACAACCGCAACCAATCCCTTATCCTGTCGAGCCAGCGCCTAAGCCTGAGCCGACCCCTGAACCTGCCCCACCAACTGCCGAATCTGCACCGCCTACTGCTGAACCAGCACCATCTACCCCAGAGCCAGAACCTGCAACCACAGAACCTGCCCCAGTAGCCCCTGAGCCAGCACCTGAAGCCTCGCCAGCACCAAAGCCGACAGTTGCACCAGCACCACCAGTCGAAGCCTCTAAACCTGTTGAACCACCTAAACAGCCAGAGATAAAACTAGACCTCAAAACAGTTGACCCTGCAACAATCAGCCCAGTTCAGCAAGCAGTCATCACTCAGCAAGCCTTTGCAGTTCTCGCAACAGCCGAACAAGGATCACTAGCCTATGAACAAGCCCTCGAAGCTCTAGCAGTTGTCGCTGAAGCGGATGACCCTGAACTGCCAGCCGAACTAGCCGCTATCCCTTTGCTGGGCAATGTCGCTGGCGCGGTCATGGATACCTTCAACAGCATTGGAAATATCGGCGCAGACATTAGCCCTGCCGAGCGCAAGAAGGGTCAGCAAGTAGTTGTCGGAACAGTCATTGTTGGTCAGATGGCTTCGGTTGCTTTACTAAGGAGATAGAAATGAAGAAGATACTAGATGCCCTTGCAGATTTCTGGGCTGAGTTCAAAGCACAGGTGTTTACCCTGGTTGGTTTGTTCATCGCATGGGTTCTCTTGGAAGGCCAAGCGAAGACCATTGTGGGTTATGCCACCCTTGCTGCCATTGTTGTCTGGCTTGCACCTTCCAAGAAGCGCTAATAGCTCGCTTGGTAGAATAGTCATATGACTTACAACTGGCGCTTGCCCCTCGATAAAGGATTCAAACTCGGCCCTGCCTTCGGTGTAGTCGACACTTGGCATCCGAATGGTCACAGAGGCACAGACTTCAATGGTGTGCCTGGCGGTGCGCCTTGCAAGGCTGTTGGCGATGGTGAGATCACCATGAACCAGTTCTCTAAGGTGCTAGGCAATATTGTTGTGGTCAAGGTCGGCAAGTGGTATTTCGGTTATTGCCACCTAGTCAAGCCAAGCCCCCTCAAGGTAGGAACTAAGGTCAAGTCTGGCGATATTGTTGGTGGTGTTGGAACAACCGGCTCTGCCTCATCTGGCAATCACCTACACTTTACCCTGTCGCTTGAACCTAATGGTGTCATCGGTGGCAAGGTCTATGACGGCCATGCATTTATTAACAAGATGGCTGCTGCCGAAAAAAAAGCATCTGCCCAACCGGCTGTGACAACTGCCAGCCCTGCCTCAGTCAAGCACTGCGCGACTTGCGCCTGTAAGGAATAGAAATGAAAAGAATTAAAGACGCACTTATCCGCTCTATCGGTGTCATCATGTTCGCCTTCATCCCTGGCATGGCCGCTGGATCGGCAACTGTCGGCTGGTTCATGGGTGGCATCATTGGTGTCGCAACTGTGTTCTCGGGCATCATCATCTTTTTGGGTGTGACCTTGGCTTGGGATGCTGATATCTCTGAGAAAGATATTGAGAAGGGTTTCCGCGCGGCTGTTGCCAAGCAGGATTCACAAGAGGTTCAGGATGCTCTAAAGCTTGACCAGACCGCTGAGGTCAACTGGGCTGAGTTTGGCGATGACGAGGATGAAGAACTAAAGCCTTAGTTTCTTCCAAGCGCTTTCATCTGTCGGCGCTCATGGGCTGTGAGGCCCGCCCAGATACCATGGTCTTCATTAGGTAGCGCATACTCTAAGCACTCTAGTTTCATAGGGCATCGGGCGCAGATTTGTTTAGCCAGCATGATGTCTGTGCCTTTGCTAACTGCCCAATCATCGGGATAGAAAATGTCTGGCACTTGTGCGCACTCAGCGCCATCATTAGCCAGAATCGCCTCCATTAGTTTGCGATAGGACTGTTCGGCATCCTGATTGCCGAAGGCGAATATCTGCATCTCTTTAGGTTAGTTTCTTTCTGGCTGATTACCTAATTGTCTGCCCTATCCCCTAACCTATTATTGAAAGGGGAACTAATGATTAAACACCTAACTGTCGAAACCCTAGGGGATGCTGTCCTACTAGGAGATTTCGAAAATGGATCAGCCGGTTGGCATGAACTTCGCAATCAGCCAGGCGCAATCGGTGGCTCACAGGTTGCTGCCATCTGTGGCTTTTCAGCATGGGAAAGCCCACTGGCTCGCTACTACAAGGCAACAGGCCAGATAGATGACAAGGTTGAGCCTTCGATGTCTATGCGCTTGGGAACAAAGCTTGAGTCGCCTATCTTGGAAATCTTTGCCGAGGAACACCCTGAGCTTGAAGTCTTTACTGTCGGCACTTATGCCAGCGCAAGCAAGCCTTACCTCCATGCCAATATGGATGCGGTCTATAAGCACCGCGAAACAGGCGAGTGGGGCATTGTCGAAATCAAGTTCTCTAGAGATTACTGGGCAAGCGAATCGCCTATTGGTTACCGCGCGCAGGTCTTTCATTATTTCAATGTCACCGGCTTCAAGCAGGGCTATATTGCCGCTCTTGCTGGCTCTAGTTATATGGAGTTCCCAATTGTCTTTGACCAGTTTGAGGCTGACTATATCAGCGAGAAGGTTGAGGACTTCCACCGCCGAGTGCTTGAGTTGCGCCCACCTGAGTTCGATGGGGCAACCTCTACCCTGGAAGCCCAGCGCAAGGTGAACCCTGAGATTGATGGCAGTGAAGTTGAGATTGCCGAGTTGCTTGGTATAGATTTAGTAAACATCGCTACACAGATTGATGAGCTGTCTGTCACCCTGACCGAACTCAAGAGCCGGACTCTTGATCAGATGGGCAAGGCTAAGACTGCTTTCATTGAGGTGGATGGCGAGAAGTTTGTTGTTGCTAAGAGGCAACAGCGCGGCGCAGGTGCGCCATTTATACAGGTAGAAAAGGGAAAGGGAAACAAATGAGTATTTTGCTAGGGGATTTGGTCTTTGTATCAATCCACACAGACCGCTATGGCATCACAGGGGTTCAGGGTGTTGTCACCGCTGTTGGTGATGTCCGCGACAAGCCGGATGTCTACTGGGTGCAGATTGCTGGGCTATCAGCAACCATCTATTCAGATGAGGCTGTTATTGAGAAGGTGGCAAACTAATGGCTAATGCTCGTGAGGTCATTCTAGCTGTCATGGAATCGGTGCAGGGGGTTGCAAAGCGCGACCGCAACTCTGCACAGGGATTCAACTTCCGAGGCATTGATGCGGTTGTCAACAAGGTTGGCCCTGCTCTGCGCTCGGCTGGCGGATTTATCTTGCCAGAAGTCAAAGAAGTCACTCATTCAACTGCCCTAACTGCCAAGGGTTCGACAGTCAATGTCTGCCATATGACAGTTCAGTTCGGTATCTATGGGCTTGATGGTGACCCAATTGTGGGCATAACTCATGCAGAGGCCATGGATAGCGGTGACAAGGCTACCTCCAAAGCCCACTCGATTGCACTTCGCACCTTTCTTTTGCAGGTGCTTGCCTTGCCTACTGATGAGCCTGACCCTGACTCTTTCAGTTATGAGGCAACTCGCGACTGGGCTGGCGAGGCTGAACAGTTAGCATTGACTTATGCGGTTGATGATCTCCGCAAGCTTTACAGTCAAGCGGTCGCGGCTAGAGTGCCAGGCGAAATCCTAGAAAGG